CAGAGAAGCTCTGAGAACCCAGTTTCCCAACCCGCAATGGCGCTCGCCTGGGCGAGGCTGAATTCCAACACCGCAATGCGCGAGTACGGAAAAGCCGGAGCCGGATTGGCGGCGTCTTGCCATACCTCTAGCGAGCCCGTCGTGAATGCGAGAAGGAACCCGCTGAATGCAATGACCAGAAGCAGGGTGACATCGGACTTCGCCTCTGCCATGACAAACGTCAAGGCGTTCATGGTGAGGCCGTTCAACTGCGAGGCGTAGATAAAATTTGCCGAAGTGGAAAAGAAGAAATAGCCGTCTTGGAAGCACACTGAGTTTGGTTGCGGAAGATTGCTTTGTCCAGTGTATGCGGTCGGCGCTCCGGTAAACGCGCCGTAGGTTCCGCTCCCGCCAGCCAGGTTGCCTGATGCGGGACTAAACGTGATGGTCTCGCCACCACTTGCCGTGGCACTATAGACCCAAACGGCTCCGCCGTCGTTGATGTTTCCGGTTCCGGTTCCGCTCGGACCGCCTGATGTCGCAGACGTCCCAGGAGTGACAAGCTTGTAGTAATTTCCTCCGTTTGAAACCAATTCGCCAATTGGCGAATATGCGTGGGACGCTACCCAATTGCCAATAACGGCGCCAGTCGCAGCATACGTCATGGACGTTGAATTGCCAATTGCGCCGGTATGGACGATCGTGATGACAGCGCCGCTTGATGTTGCAGTTACTTTATTGGCGATCAGCACTGTATTTGCGTTGGTATTGGTTTTAAGTGCCGTCGCAATCGTTGTCGCTGTATCGCCCCCGACGACCGTATATGATATCGTAATCGGAAAGTCGTCAATCAAATCGTTGAGAATAATTAGATTGACAATATCCCCAACGACAAATGATGTTCCAGCGACAGTCGCGGTCGCGGTGGCATTAGCTACTGTCGCGCTTTCCAACACATAGGCGCCATTATCGACGTCAACTGCGACCACATCGGGAACTGGCGACGCCTGATTTCTGGCGATCGATACTTTCTTGGTCCCAGGCAAGACGCCAAGCGAAATCACAGTTCCGGTCGCATCGATCGTTGATGCGTTGCCGGACCATGCCTCAAACGAAAGATTATTGACCAGCAGGCCGCCACGATATCCGCTCTGCGCTGTGGACGCGAATAGCGAAAGCCCCGCGCTCCTGATCCATTTGATTTTTGCCGGGCCGCCGTCGCCAAGTGGTTCGGCATAACAATTGATCAGCCGACCGGCGCCTTCTTGCGGACTATTGCCTGGCGAGGTCGAGGTCGGGAATGGGATTGGCTGCGGACCTTGAGTGGACATCAGAAAGACTCAGTCCTCAAAATCTCGTAAGTCGGTTTTCCGCGCTGCATAATCTTGAGAGACATTGCAGCAGTCCCGGCTCCAATCGGAACACCCCCAGCGCCGCCGAGACCGCGATTGACGAGTTTGACGTAATCGTCATTGGTGACGCCGAATTTTACCGCACTCTCACCTGCTAAGATGTCGGCGAGATCAGAGAACCATTCTGGCTGAATATTGTCCTCATCAGGTACATAGCAGATTTCCAGCGCCGCTAGCTTGCGAAGCAAAGCGTCGAGTTCGTCCGATACGGTCTGATAATCCTCGACGTCAATTGACTGCCCAGAGGCGAGCACACCAAGCCTAGAGAGCGCCGCGGCAATCAAATCGGCTGAGGTTCGGAACGGGGGCGAGTTGGTCATCAGCTACGCCACGGGATCTCTAAAATGCCGTGCTTGACGAAGACGCCGGCGACGTCGAGTTCGCTCAGTTGCTCCTCAATCCGCATGTGACGAAGCTTTGGCTCGAACAGCCGACCGAGCCAATCGATATCATCGTGGCCTACTTCGCAAGCGCGGCGGAGATCACGATCGGCGGACCATTTCACGACAAGATCGTCAACGGTGTTGACCTCCTTCATCCACGCCACAACATGGGCGCGATATTGTGTCGCATTCTTCGGCGGATCATTGTCGCCCGGTTCCGGACCTTGGTCGCCAACACGAAAGAAACGATTGGTCCGCGCAGATTCGATCAAGCCTTTATCCCGGACCCGCATCGGTACATTGGCTTTGAACTCTCGACCCTGCCATTTGCAAATCGTCGGGTCATCAGCGCCGGGAACGTAAGTGACATCCTCGCCGTCGTATTCAGCTACGACGATCGGTTCATTGACTTCTTCTGGCATCTGAACAATCTTCGGCGGCCGACCAGGGCCGCGCTTGACTTGCTGTTCGGCCACGAATGAATCAGTCATTCTTTAATGTCCCTCAGAGTGGCCGGCGGCGGGTTTCAGCCGCCGGTAGTTTGCATGGGGTCAATACGCGATTGTGGTGGTCTGATAAGCGATCGACCTGATCCAAGGATGGCCAAGACCAACCGCGGCATAGCCGGGCCGTGTCGTTTCGCCAACAGTCGGCGGCATAACGTCAAAGCCGGTGTCATGGACGAGTTTGGCCCGTTCGGCTTCGTGCCTGACGTGGATCAGCCCGACATCGCGGCCGCCAGCGGCGGTCAGTTCGTCGGTCTGGCGATGCCACATCTCGGCGTACAGCTTCACTGCGTCAGCCTCGCCTTTGAGACGCGCACGGTCATCCTCGACCGCCTTGTCTTCATAGGCGTGCCTCTTCGCCATGGCGTCGGATTCGGCTACATGGCGAACCTTAAGCGCCTCCGCTCGGACATCCAAGGCTGCCGCTCTCTCTTCGTTGACCCTCGTGGCGTAATCGTCAGGGCTCATCGTCACGAATGACAGCGGAGGATTCGGCGGGTTGGGCGACTTGGCGTCGACGGCGCGCTTTTCGTCCTCGGCGCGCAGCCGAGCGGCATCGGCATCGCGGGAGACGCGCGCCGCGGCCACATAAGCCGGGTCCGGGGGTACCGGCGAGGGTTGAACGGGCGCGGGGTTCGGCTGCTCGGGCGCCCCGGGGTTGGCCCATTCATGATCGCCTAACTGGCCAGACGTGTCGGCCGTCGCCTGGCCTCCCTCATAGTTCGTTTCCATGGTCATCTCCTTGACTGCGCTGATGAAGCGGCAGGGGCATTATCCCCTGCCGTTGTTGGCTTCATTGGTCGTTATTCTCAACAAACGCCAGAATAACCGTGATCGCACCGGTCGTCGCCGCGGTCCCGGTCTGCGTGTACTTGGCGAAGATAGGGACGCCGCCATTGAGTGCGGTCTGATAGGTCGCGTTGGATGTAACGGTCAGACCAATGCCAGCCGCAGCGGTCAGGTGGAACATGCCGGCGCCAATCGACGTGGTGCTGTTGCTGATGTTTGTCGTCGCCCCCGAACCGCCGTCAGCAACGATTTCGTTTGAACTCGCCGAAGTCGCGCCGATGGTAAACACGTTGGTCGTCGCGGCGTTGAACGCCGTCGTGACCTGCGCATCGATCGACAGGATGTAGGCGCTCTTCGGCAAGGTGCAGAACCACTGCCCGGTCTTGATGTTCGGGTCGTTGTAATTGACCGTCACCCGGCAATACTGGACGACCTGGCCGGGCTGCGTCCTGGCCGGGATATTACGTTTCTGATCGACATTGAGCGCATAAGCCGAGCCGATCGTGACGGCGGCCAAAGCGCACGCGAGAACCGCACTTTTCAGGATATTGCGAAACATGAGAGTTGCCTTTGCGAATTGAGAGACGAAACCGCCGCCCAGATTATGAGCGGCGGCGCGAGATGCGATCAAGCGTCGGCGACGGCTGCTTCAAACATCGTGAAGATGCCCCACTCACGCAAGCTTCCCGAGGCCGTCTTCTTGAACATCTTGGAGATGCCATAGGCCATCTCAATGCCGGCGCCGCGGATAAAGCCGTAGTCGTCTTCCTTGCGGAAGCGCGGGATAGGCAGTTGGCCCCACGCCCACGCCTGAGCGGACTGGCCGCACATAAACGCAGGCGCAACTCGGGTCGTCGCGCTGGCGCCGGCGGTCAGATAGAACGTCGGCAGACGCAACGACAGTTCGGGGATTTCGCGGATGATCACGCCGTTGTAGAGCAGATCGCCATCGACGAAGATCGGGTTTTTCAGATAGCCCTGCTGCTCCCTCGCACGGCTGTTCTGGTTCGCGGTCTTGATGTCGCTGTCATTGCCCGCATCGCGGAATTGTTCTTGACCGACGAACAGGACGAACCATTCCGTGCCGTTCTCCTTGAGCTTGAACGGGCGAATGCGCGGGTTAGCGACCTTGGCCTGCCGTTTCGCTCTCATGATTAAGGCGCCGGACATCGTCATCGCTGTCGTGATGTTTGACATCGACGTCGCGAAGTTGCCGGCCGACAGGT